CCAGGCGCTCGAAATCGCCTTGCGAATCTGAGAACGTCTCGGTCGCGCTGGACACCTCAGTCACGCGGACGTATTGATTGAATTCGCCGGACAACCCCTCGGCTTGCGCCAGATACAGCGTTTTGCCGATCGGAGGGATGGACGACCCGATTCGCTGGACCAGGCGCAACACTTTCGACCCCTTGACCGCCGAGTTCTCCAGCAGGTCGCCGCGCCACCGTGGACCCTTGTAGAGATATGCAGCAACCCGATCGGCCGCGTCTGTCCGCGTGCCGAACTGATTTTCGATCGTGAATAGCGTGTAGCCGAGCGCAGGATCCTGCGGAAGCGACGTGATCGCGAGCTTGGCGCCGCTGTAGAGCGACGGCGGCGTGTCCAAGGACCGGACTGCCAAGCCAAGCCCTCTCAGGTTCAGCCGGCCGAGGGTGCGGGCGAGATCAGAGACATCCGGGAAGACGTTATTCAGCACTCCGTCAGCAACGACGACGCCAGTTAGCGCTCCACCGCCCTCCGGCACGTCGTCCATGACCTGGCTTTCGACGAATACGATGTTCTCTTCTTGGATCGGCATGGCTCAGGCCACCAACTTGGATTTTTCGAGGGATTTCAGCAGCGCTTCCAGGGTCGACTCCGACCCTTCGACGACCTGGACCGTTCCACTGTCGCCGGACGGCATGGAGACACGCACGTCGACGACGCGCACGGGCAGCACTGCGGCAGACGCGGCTCGCGCGGATTGCGTGGCGCTGCTCGATTCGGTCAACCCTAAATCATTGGCCGCGTCTTGCTTGGCCTTGGTCTCTTTTTCGAGATCCGCCAGCACCTGCTGATGTCGCGCCTTCTCGGCTTCGATCTGAGCAAGAATGGAGGCCTGCAACACCGCGTCCTGATCGAGAATGGCCTGGGCCAGTCGCGCCTTGAGTCGCGCGAGAGTTTCTTCATATTTGCGCTCCTCATCGCTCAAACCCGCAAGGCGCGCGGCCTCGGCAGCGGCTTCGTCGGCTGCGGCGATAGCGTCTGCGGCTTCTTGCTCGGCGGCGACCTTGAGCTGGTACTGGTAATACTCATCGATCAGCCGGAGCTGCTCTTGCAGAGCTGCGATCTCCGCAGCGTTGCCGTTGCGTCTGGCTTCCTGCAGCGCGAGTTCGGCTACCAACCGATCCTGCTGCCAGTTGAGTTGCTGGATCTGGACCTCTTGGTCATAGATGCCAGCGAGCTTGACGCGCCAAGAGTTGAGGCCGTCGACGGCGGTATCGGCCTGGTCTTTCAGGGCATCCTTGACATCGCGGATCTTGTCTTCGAGCGCATCGAGATCGTCGTCCGAGAGGCGGGAATACTGCCGGCGCAGTTGCTCCAGCTTTGCGAGGTAATCAGTGAGACCGACATCGCCGGCATCAAACGCATCGGCAAGGTCGGAGAGTTTGCCGTCCAGTTCTGCGGCGGCAATTTCAAGGCGCTTGGCGGCTGCTTCAGCGCGCAGAAGACCGGCTTCCAGCTCTTTGATTGCGGAGAGCCCATCATAAAAAGGCCCCCACCAGTCAAATGCCTTCGTCATCGATTTCCGCATGGCGTCGGCGCTGGCTTGAGCGGCGTCGGCGGCAGCGGTCAGATCGGCCAGTTCCTGCTTGGCGGCGTCGAGGCCATCGGTCGAAATGAAGTCGGACGGCTCGAGCTGGCGGATCTGTCCGACCTTGTCGTTCCAGCTCGCGTATGACTGGATGATCGCGTCGACAGCTGCCGCTGCCCCTTTTGAATACTGGGCGAGCGAGGCGATGGCCTCTTCGACCATTTTGCGCATGACGTCCGCAGCCCCACCGACGGACTCCATGGAGTCGGCGAGTTTCTCGTTCGAATCAGCGCCGTCATCGGCCGAGTCCGAGACACGCTGGTTGGCATCGCTAATCTGCTGCTGTTGCTGGACGATCTGATCACCGGTCTCGCTGGTCGTGACCTGGAGCCCAAGCATTGCTGCTGTCGCTCGGAGCGCAGAGTCGGCTACACCGTCATTCGCGGCGATGGCCTTTTCGGCGTAGGCAATAAACGCCCGCTCGACATCTTCCGGCGCTGCCGTCCCATCGGCGGAAATAGTCTCGAATGCAGCCTTGGCGCTTGCAGCTAATTGTTCGAGTTCGGCTTGTGACGTTACGTCGAGCGCACGAAATGCCGACTGTACCGCTTCTGAAGACTGCCCAGCTTGTTTCCCGACCCCTTCAATCGAGTCTTTGAGCCCTTCAATTTGCGCACGGATCCGGGCAGCGCCCTGCACGTCACCGGCGCTCATCAACGCTGTGTAGGCGATCTCCAGCGCGTTGATCTGCTGCGATGCTTGCTCGAGCGGAGTGCGGATGTCCTTGGCTGCCTCGCCCGTGCCAGCGATCGCAGGAGCAGCTTCGGTAGCGGATGTGGTGAGGGCGTCATATTTGGCTTGCACGGCGCCGACGTTCACACCGAGAGAAACGAGCGCCAGGCCGGCTGCTTCGGACCCTTCTTGAGCCTGCTGCAACGCGATGTTGTAGGCGTTCTGCGCGGCTTCCAGCTCTTTGAGCGCGGCGCTCTGCGCGGGGGTCAGCTGAGCAAGACGCTGTTGCTCATCGCCAACGCGCGCTAAACGGTCGGCCACATCGTCAGCGGGAGCAGTCAGATTCGACCAGGCGCCGCGCAGTGTCTCGGCGTGCCGCCCGGCTTCGTCGATGGCGTCGCTCGCTTTGCCGAAGTTCACTTCAGCCGAGGTTGCGAAGGACTCCGAGAGCGCCCTCAATTCACCGGACGTCTCTTGGAGCATCGTCTTGAAAGGGCCGAACGCGAGCTTCGACTGCCCCTCGACGATCTTCGAGAAGCCCAGCAGGACGTTCTCGACAACCGTCGCCATTGCTCCGGCAAGCGCGAAGAAACCAGCCTTGAGTGTGTCAACGCCCGTCTGGATCGAGGAGAACGCCAGCACCACCGTATCCTTGACGGTGCCGACGTTCTCGCCCCAGCTCTTGAGCGCCTCCAGGGTGGAGGTGATGGTATCGGAGACGGACTGCGCGAAGGCCGGCCAGTCGATCGCCCCGGCAAACGCTTTGAACTGGGCCGCACCGGTCTCGAAGGTGGAAACCAAAACCTGCTTGAGCTGCTCCATCTGCGCCGACTTGGTGAAGTCCGCCAGAGTGGCCGCCAAGGAGCGCGCTTGACGCTCAATCGGCTCCAGGAGCGGCTGCACCAGCGTGGTCTTGAGCCCTTCCCACACCGAGCCGAGCGCCTCTGCGGCGCCGGCCAGGTTGTCGTTCATGGTGGCAGCGGCCTTCTCGGCGCTTCCGGAGGCGTCGACGAGCTTGTTGTTCAGATCGGATACGCTTTGCGCTCCCTGAGCGAGCAGCGCGCGAAGCGCCGGGCCCGCCTCGGTGCCGAACCCAACGATAGCCGCCTCGGCCGCCGGCCCGCCCTGCTCCAGCTGGACGAGCACCTCGGAGAAATTGCGCGTACTGATGCCGGCTTTGTCGAGCGCCTTGCTGGCGGTGCTGGCAGGGTCGGCCAGCTGGGACAGCATGGCGTTAAGGGCGGTGCCCGCGCGTGACCCGTCGATGCCGGCGTTCTGCATCTTTGCGATGACCGCCGTCGTCTCCTCTATCGACATCCCGGCGGCATTGGCTGCGGGCGCGGCATAGGACAGGGCATCGGCGAGCTGAGCAACCGTGGTCTTGGCGCTGGTCGCCGCCTTGGCGAGCACATCGGCCACGCGCCCGGACTGATCGGCTTCGAGATTGAAGCCAGCCAGATTGGCGGTGACGATACCGGCGGCTTTCCCGAGCTCAAGCTCCGCGCCTTGGGCGAGCGCGATCACCGGGGTGATCGATTCAAGGATCTGGCCCGTCGACTGTCCGGCCCGACCCAGCTCCGTCATCCCCTCGGCGGCCTGTTTGGCGCTGACGGCCAGCTTGTCCGATGCCCCCAGCTCCTCGGCCTTGGCTTGCAGCTGCGCCACTTCCTCGCCAGTCGCGTCGGTCGCGGCCTGCAACGTGCTGAACTGCTGCTCGAGGTCCTTCGCCCCGCCAACCGCAGAGGAGAAAAATCCGCTGATCCTGTCGACCGCGAACCAAGTGACCAGCGCGGCGCCGATCTTGCCAATGACGCCGGACGCCCGATCCTCGGCCTCGAAGATCAGCCGGGTGATGAGGTTGTTTCCGGCCATCAGACAGACACCGTGTCGAGGATCAGGAAGCGCAGCTCGTCGATCACGTAGTTCCAGGTTTCAGGCGGGTCGGCGGGGCCTGAGTCGCGGACGATAGGGAGCGCACCGGCTGTGATCGGCCCGGCACCGGTATGGTCTGGGATCACCCGAAACGCGCGACCATCGTGCAACGTAATCGTCAACTCAAGATCAGCGGGGGCGGTGACATCGTTTGCGTCATCCGCATGCAGCAGGGTGCGCAGTGCCGTCAGCTCGGCGCGTGTCATCCACGCGAAAGCGCGACCGCCGATCAATGTCATCGGGCGGCCTGCGGTTTTGATTCCGATCTGGATCAGCGGCGCACCGGTCAAACCGATAGCTTTCGCGTCGATCGCAACGGCCGACCACGCGTGCTCATCGCTCCAGCGCAGACCCTGCGGGAGCGTGAGTGTGGTGGTGTCGTTGGAGAGGGTGATGGACATGGATCAGTCAAAGAGCCGGGGATCGATCTCAAAGTCGCAGGCATAGCAAATGCCGTTCGGATCTCCCCAAGGGCGCAGTTCCGGATGTTGATCAGCGTATTCCTTTGGCCAGCGCGCCCAGTCTCCTGAATCAAGCGTGGATGCAGACGTCATCCGCACGACACTGACCCTGTAAGAACTGCCATGTTCGTCGACCTTCACGGTCTCGAAGTCATATAGCAGCACACGGAACGCAGGGCATTTGCGGAGCAGATTCCGCAAACGCCAGAGCTTCAGCAGATCAGAGGCCAGGCTCACAAGGCGCACTTCAGGCTCTCCAATTCCAAGGGGAGGGTTTCCCCTCGGGCGCAATGATCTTGCCGCCGAGGGAGCCGGAGAAATACCCGCCTGCAACCGGATCCGTCGTACTGGACGAGGACAGCGAACCGCGCCAGATGTCGATGATTCCCGTCTTGTTCGTCGATTTCTCCAGAGCCTTGCCGGTGATGTGAACGAATCTGCTTTTGGCCAGACCTGACGCGTAGTTCTCATATTCACGGGCGGCCTTGTAGTAGGAGATCTTCATCCCCTCGCCCACCGCGTCGGCATGAATGGGCTTGACCATGCCCTCGGTCAGGTCGATGACGAGCTTGTCGTTGGTGGCGATGCCGTGCTCGTCGATTTCCCAGTCCCCCAGCGTCACCTGGGCGTCAGCGGCCGTGGCGAGCGTGATCTCGGTTCCAGTGCCGGGCGAGGCCAGGAAGCCATTCGTCAGGCGCGTCCAGCCACCAAGGGTCGTGTCGATCACCTCGTCCTGGACCTGTCCGGCCTCCTGGGTGATCGTCGTGCGCGTCGCCCCCAGAACCAGCGCGCGAAGATCCGGGGTCATGGTGTTGAATTCGAGTGAGATCTGAGCCGCGCTTGTCGGCTTGTCGTTCGCGTTGAGCGCGGCGCCGAAGTCCTCGATCATGTTCGAGAGCAGTTCCTCGGCCTCCTGCTCGGGCGAGGTGATCTCGACCTTGGTGAAGTTGATGCGGTCGGAGTAGACGGTCGGCCAGTTGAGACCGTCCCAGAACCCGATGCGCAGCGAGCATTGAAGGTAGACGCTGGATGCCGCTTGGTCGGCCATGTTGGTGTCCTCAGTTGAAGGGGGAAAGGGTGCGCAGCCACTCGATCAGCCCCAGATCGCGGATCAGCAGCGAGAGGCCGAAGACGACCAGCAGGCCGATGGACCCTGCCCAGACGATGCGCTTGGAGAGGGAGTGGAACAGAGCCAGCTCCTCGCCCTGGTGCTTGAGCAGCAGCTGGTAGGACTGGTCCGTCAGCTGGCCGATGCGCTTCAACTCCTCTGCCTGCGCCCCGACGTTCAAACGCATCTCGAGCAGGTGGCTGTGGTCGTCGGCCTGGGCCTCGCGCAAGGCGGCGATGTCCAGAGTGTGCTGACGCAGCACCTCGTGGGCATGCGTGAGCTGGTCGCGGTGGGTATCCAGCTCGCGCCGGATCGAGCGCGAATCGATGTCATTCACCACCGCCCTCCTCCCACTCCACGCAGATCATGGGCCTACCACCGGGCGCGGTGGCCACGGCAGTCGACGTGGGTGAAGGTCGCGTAGCGCCCGACGCCACCACGGTCGAAACGCTGGTCGCACCAGGCGTGGACCTCGTTCGCCGGCACGCCGCGCACCTGGATATCGGCGGCCATGCCGCGCATGTGGTAGCTGTTGCGAGCACCGCCGACCCGGCGGTTGTAGTCCGGGGAGCGGTAGCCGCTGGTGATGAGGATCGGCGCCCCGAAATGAGCGCGGACCTCCTCGAGCATGGCGATCAGCTGGGGGTCGATGGGGTGCTCGGAGCCGTCGCGACAGCGGAACTCGTGGGCCGAGAAATGCGGAGAGAGATCGCCCATGGTGTCAGGCCTCCAGGCCGTCGCTCAGACCGAACTGATCGCGGATCTTGGCGATCACCGGCAGCAGGATGATGTCGTCGGTCTGGGTCTCGCTGTCTTCGATAGCCTTCTCCACCACGTCGAGCATGGCCTCAAGGGCCAGCTTGGCGAGCGAAGGTCCGAGGCTCTCGACGAGGACGCCGACCAGCTGGGTGATGAGGAAGGTTTTCATCGCGTCGTCTCCTGGCAATCGCAGCGGTGGAATGGCGGCCTACTGCGCCGGCTTGGTCGGCGCGCGGGTGCGCGGCTGGGGTTTGGCGTCCGGTCGCGGCGTGGACGACCTGGTAGGAGCAGGACCTGGCCGCGAACCCTCCGAGGCCGGGACCTCAGCGCTGGACGCGGCTCGTTCGCGGCGGCGGCGGTTGAAGGAAGTCAGTCCCATCCGCTTAGGCCAGCTTGTGAACGAACTGCACGATGGGGATCTGCTTCGTCTCGAAGACGCGCAGCCAGTTGCCCCCGGTCGCCAGCTCGGCGCGGGTCGGGAAGTCGCCCGCCGGCGTGCCCTGCCAGCGCAGGCCGCGCGGGTGCAAGATGAAACGCCGGCGCATGGTGAAGACGTTCTCGCCGGCCAGGATGTCGCGGTCGTTCTCGAGGTCTTCCTCCCCGATCGTTCCATCGGCATAACCGACGGCACCGGCGCCGAAGATGTACGAGGTGTAGGTGCCCGAGCTCACCGGCATCGCATCGTCCACGATCACCCGCTTGCCCATGTAGAAGGGCACGCGGTCGGACTTGCCGGCTACCGTCTCGTACTCGATCAGGTCGGCCTTGGCGAGGAATGCCTCCGTGGCCGAGTGCATAGCGATGGCCGAGACCGAGGACTTGGCGTCTCCGAGCCGTTGCGTGGCGTCGATGAAGTTCTCGGCGGTGAAGGTGCGAGCCGCCGCGTCCGCGCCGCCCGAGACGTCGGACACCAGCCCGGCCATCGACGCTGCGCCGAAGACGCCCGCCAGCAGGGCGATCAGCTCGGCCTGCATCTGACGCGCCCAATAACCTGCGATGCGGTCGATGATCGCCGCCGCCGGGTCGGCCCCGGCGAAGACGGCGGCCAGGTCGTTGGCGCCCCAGGCCCGGCCGCGCCCGATGATGACCGCGATCTGCTTGAGCGCCGCGATGTTGCCCGGCGTGAGCGCCGCCGCATCGGAGAGCGTCTCGGCGTCGCCGGTCAGATCACCGAAGTACGGCATGTTGATGGTGCCGCCACCTTGCGGCAGTTGAATATCATCCATGCTGGAGACGACCCCGGAGGTCCATAACGCCGAGAGTTCGGCGGTACGCGCCGCGCCGTATTCATTCCAGTTGTCGGGCGTGAGAATGTCGGAAATCTTGACAACGGCCATGATGAGTTACCTGTTCAGCTGACGCCGGCAGCGGCCTTAAGCTGCTCGGCGCGGGCCGGGTCATCGCGCATCAGGGCAATCTGCTCAGTGATGTTGCGCGACTCTTTGGCCCAGGGGTTCTTGGTTTTGGCCTCGCCGTTCGCCGACTGGCCGCCGCGATACCCGGAACCTCCCGCCCCGGCGCTCTTCAAAAGATGCGGACGCTCCTTGGTCAGCGTCTTGATGCCGTCATCGAGCGGCACCAGGCCGCCGTCGTTGGTCTTGAATACGACCTGGTCCTCGTCCCAGTCCAGGCGCTGGGAAACGAAGGCCGTGACCAGTTCGCGGTCCACCCAGTCGTGCCCGGCCAGCGCCTGCTGCATGGCCGAGCTCTTGAGCGAGCCGCGATAGCGCGCGTCGAGTTCGCCATAGGCGGCGGTCTTGTCGGACAGCTCTTTCTCCAGGCGTTTGAGCTTGACCTCGAACTGCTTGGCGGCTTCGGCCTGCCCCTTTGGATCCAGGTCGGCGAGCGCCTCCAGCGAATCGACGCCCAGGCGCTCGAGCATCTCGTCGCGGCTGCGCGTGAGTTCGGTGTTGGTCTTCTCGAGCTCGGCGACCTTGGTCTTCAGCCCCTGGCGGTGCTTGATCGACTCGTTGCGGGCGGCGTCGCGCTGCCCTTCCAGGTCGGCCACATGGGCGGCGAGAGCGGTGTAGCGCTCCTCGCCCAGCGTCTCTTTCAGTTCCTCGATATCCATGGGTGCCCTCGCGGCGGTGTGCTTGGGCGCGAGTCTGGCAACTGGGCGCGACACGATGTGCCGCTAAATGACGCAGGATTGAAATAGGTTTGAGAAAACCTCCTGCCTATGGACTCGGCATGCACCTCGATACCGCCCGTTTCCGCTTCATCGCCGAGGCCCTGCACAGGACCGGCGGATTCCGTCCCGCGACCACCAGCGACGGCACGTCCCTGACCGGTCCGACGTACCTGATCCAGTACCCCCGCGAGGGCGACGAGAAGTTCGCGCGCCGCAATCAGGTCGCCTACTACGTCAACGATCTCAAGTCGGCCTGCGAGCGCTTTTCCGGGTATCTGGCGCAACGCCGCCCGCAGCGCGACACCGGCGGCAACGATCTGCTCACCCTGTTCCTTGACGACTGCAACTGGCAGGGGGACAGCCTCGACGTGTTCTGGTCGACCTTCACCATCGAGGCCAAGGCGCGCGGGGTCATGCTGCTGCTGGTCGACATGCCGCGCGCGACCGGGGGGACCCGGGCCGAGCAGCTCGAGACCCGGAGCGTTCCCTATCTGACGCGCATCGATCCGGAGCGGGTCGTGGAGTACGCGCTGGCGGACAACGGGGCCCTGGCCTCGATCGAGATCCAGGACGGATCCCAGCTGCGCGGCTGGGACGCGACGCGCTGGTGGGTACACGAGGGGGAGCGGGAGATCGAGTCCGGCACGCACGCCCTGGGCGTCTGTCCGGTCCTCGCCTTCGCCGAGGGCGAGTTTCCGTCCGAGGGCGAGTTCTCCCAGATCGCCGACCTCTCGCGCCGGCTGTTCAATCTGCACTCGGAGCTCGACGAGATCCTGCGTTCGCAGACCTTCAGCCTGCTGACCTACCAAATCCCGCCCGAGCAGACCAGCCAGTTCGAGGCGGCGACGGTGGCGGCCCAGATCGGCACCCATAACATGCTGGTCCACTCCGGGGATACGCCGGCCTTCATCGCCCCGAGCGAGGGTCCGGCGCGCATCTACCTTGAGCGCATCGACAAGCTCGACGAGCGCATTCGCCGCGTCGGTCACCAAATCGAGGCCCCGGACCGCACGGAAAGCGGCATTGCGCTCAAGATCCGCTTCCAGCAGCTCAACAGCTCACTGAGTAAATGGGCGGGCAAGATGGAGGATCTGGAGCGGCGCACGCTGGATCTGGTCTGCCGCTGGCTCGGGATACGTAACCGCGTCACCACCAGCTGGGACGACGACTATGCCCTGACCGACGTCGGCGTCGAGCTTGACGAGCTGGCGGCGATGCAGACCACGGGATTCAGCGACGCGGCGCTGCGCGCCAAGCGCAAGCAGATCGTCGCCCTGAGCTTCGCGGCCGCCGAGGAAGACGAGCTGGCCGCCCTGCTCGAGGCCGAGGACGAAGGCGCGCACGAGCGCGGGCCCGGAGCGACCTGATGCTCCAGATCGAGGTTCGCCCGTCGATCGCCGCGCTGCGCCGGCGGATGCTGCAGCTGGTCCCAGACCTGCGTCGCGAGGTCACGCAGGAGACCGCTCAGGATGCCTACGAGCAAGCCCTGGCTGGGGCCGAGCGTCACAGCCGCTCGGGTGCTCTGGTGCGCTCGCTCAAGATCCGGCGGATCGGCGAGGACCGCTACGAGATCTACCACGACCTCAGCGTCGCCCCGCACGCACCGTTCGTCCACTGGGGCACCAAACCGCACGAGATCCGCCCCAGGAACCGCAAGGCGTTGCGTTGGGCGGCGGGAAACGGGTTCGTCTTCGCGAAGGTCGTCCACCATCCGGGCTACAAGGGCGATCCCTACCTCGTGCGCGCTCGCACGGCGATCGCCCGACAATTCGCCCGCATCGCCGCCGAGGCCTGGAACCGGATCAGCCGATAGGAGACCACCATGACCCTCACCTACTACGACCTCACCCTGAAAGAACTGGTCACGCCCGAGATCGAGGCGCTCGCCACGGCTGACGTCGACGCGATCGCAGCCTTCACCGCAGCCTGGCGCGATCGCCTCGTTATGCTGCGGGTCTACGTCCTGCTGTGCCTGCATTACCAGCAGACTGACGAGGATGCTTACGCCCTCAAGCTCGCGGCCTATCGGGCGCAGTACAAGGAAGCGCTGGAGCAAGCCAAGAAAGCTCTGGCGGCCGCCTCGGGGGCCTTGCTGACGATCCCGATCGAGAGGGCCTGAAATGACCTCCCCCTTCCAGAAGCTCGCAGGGATCCGCGACGCCTGCGCGACGCTCCCCGGACTCGCGACCTGCCGAATCGGTTTCGAAACGCCGATCCTGCCGCGATCCTACCCGCTGCTACGCCTGGTGCTGTCGGTGACGCGCGAGCAGCAGCAGGGCAACCCCTGGGACCCGCTGATGGAGATCGTCGTCTATTACGGCGAGAACGTGCGCCCCCTCGACGAGGGCGGTCTGGAGGCTCAGCACGCATGGCTGATGGACATGGAGGACAAGATCAAGCACGCGATCATTCCGGGTGACGGGACCTGGCGCGCCCAGTGGGTCGAAACCGCCTGGGACGAGGACCGCATCCCCGGGCTCAAGCTCTTCGCCAGCCGGTTCGAGGTCTGGTGATGGAGGCGAGACTGGTGCTCGTCGAGTGGATCGATAGCGCCCAGCCGGTCGGCGGATGGCATTTCCTCAGCGACGTGCCGGCGCTCAAGGTGGTGCGGGACACGATCCGGGAGGAGCTGCGGAGCGAGTGAGCCCCGGAAGCGCATCGGGGCTCGGCATGATCGCGGCATCCTTGCTACGGCCCTCCCTGGCCCTTCCCTGCCTCCGTCTCAGGCGGCCTTGTTCTTACCCAGATGCGTCTCGATCAATCCCAACAACTCCGGGAACCGATCCACAAAGTACAGCGGCTGCGTCTCGCGCGGGTTCTGCGGACTGGTCTCGTTGCGACCGTAGCGCACTCCCTTCTCGGTCAGGCTCTTGAACCGCTTGATGTCGCCTTTCGAGCCCTTGCGCTCCAACTCCTCAAGGAACCCCATATCCAGCAGGGCCAGATTGGCCGCCTTCGCGGACAGCGAGCTGCCATGCTCCTTGAGCAGCGCGGTCATCGCCCGGACCTGCGGCTCGTCGACATAGGCCGGGAGGAACGTGCTGGGAACGCCCTTGATTTCGCAGATGGACGCGAGCATGCGGATTTTGCTGGTGTCGGACATCCGCAGCATGCGCGCGGCGACCTCGGCCACCTGGAACTCGACGTCGTAGACGTACTGGCTGGACGAATCGGCCGGCTTCACGCCCTTTCGCGCGTCGATGAAGACCTGGATGATTTCGTCGGTGATCTCGTCAGCCTTGGCGGCCTCGGATTTCACCGTCACTTTCAAACTGGCAAATTCATCGAGGTAAAACACCTCCGACGGCCTACCAGATTCTCCCGGGGTTTGCTCCACGGTACGGCAAATATTGATTTCGTTGAGCTTTTTCTCTCTCAGAAGCCGTTTAATGAGATCGCGAATCGCTCGCGGACGCTCATACCCAAGCCGCTTGGCCAGATCCAGATCCTGGATGGTCGGCTCATCGTCGATGTAATGGATGTCGTAACCGTGGATGGAGATGATGGTGCTCATGAATATGACTCACGGAAAAGGATTCGATGGAATCCGCGCAACGGTCGACTGCGCGGTGCAAGTTCGCTTGGTCAGACATGCTGTTTCTCTCCGTGGGTTGGCTCATTGAATCAGGGCACGAAAAAGCCCCTTGGGCTGGGTCCGGATGATGAGTCCGGCTCGCCGGATGCGGTCAAGCTCCGCAGCACGGCGAATGTCCCAGCCCAAGGGGCTCTCGGCTTGAAGGTGTCAGGTCATCACTCCGACGGTAAAACCATATCACTCAAGGTTTTGCCGTCCAAGAACCGCTCGTCCAGAAGCCCGATTCGGGCCTTGCGGCAAGCGCCCTCTATCTAGCCGCGCCCAAGAGCCGCCGGACCGCCGGAGGATGCCATTTTCCTTGACGCAAACGCTTTCCGACACGCTGCTTGTAGGCGGGCGGATCCAGCGGATGCTTCGCCCTGTGCCGGGTCGCATTGCAGTGCCAGCAGGCCGCAACGATGTTGGACTGAGATGCATCGCCGCCCTCGGATCGAGGCAACAAATGCTCGCCGGTACACTTGAGAAGCGGCACGAGCCCTTTGGATAGGCCGTGACGTTTCGCAAAGGCTTCGGGATTCTCCAACCACATCGGCGCACCGCAATAGAAACAGCGGCCGGACTGGAGTTTGAACGAACGAGCGCGGGGTTTTGAGAGATTTCTGGACATAAGCGGCCTCAATTCTGATGATCGAAGCCCGCATGCCCGCAAGGCAGAGACGGGAACCAGTCGAGTCACTCGTACTGGCTATGCCTTGTATCCTAACGGATATACAAGGGGGGGGTTGTGTTCGCAGCCGCATCGGACTGCCATATCAGTACAGCACAGCCTCCCAGCACAGGCAAGAGCGTATGCCGCACTCCTCCCCGGTACCTAATGCATCCTCCGCTCTGCCACCTCCTCCGCCCCGAACTTCCCGTCGTAGAGCGCCTCCATCACGCCCCCTCAAGCTTTGACGAGTACACACGTTTTGAATATTTCCGGCCTAGACTAAGGTGGCATTGTTTGCGGCAAGTCGCCGCCCCCAAACGCCCGTTCACTAAAACTCGCGCGAAGGAAATGCTATGAAGAACTACACGAAGTGGATCCTGCTGCCTTGTTTACTGGCTTTCGTCAGCCTCGCCTCGGCCGATATCGTCAAGATCGCCACCTGGAACATCGAGCATCTCCGGGCCGAGAACAATGTCGGCGCCGTCAAGCGTGACGATGCCGACTACGATGCCCTGTCCCAGCTGGCTGCAGAGCTCGACGCGGACATCATCGCCCTGCAAGAAGTCGACGGGCCTGAAGCCGCTGCCAGAGTATTCCCAAGGAGCGAGTACGACTTCTTCTTCTCCGACCGCAACAATGTCCAGCGGACTGGCTTCGCGGTACGCAAAGGTATCGACGTCGTCGCCGATGAGGATTTCGTCGGGCTATCGCTCGACGGGAGCGTCCGCCGCGGAACGGACATCATCGTCAAGATAGGAGGCCAGCATCTACGTCTGCTCGCAGTGCATCTGAAAAGCGCGTGCTTCGACGCTCCACTCGACACGGACAACCGAAATTGCCGGAAGCTCGCCGAACAGCTGCCCATCTTGGAGCAGTGGATCGACGAGCGCACCGAGGAGGACATTCCTTTCATCGTCTTGGGAGACTTCAACCGCCGCTTCGACGTGCCCAACGAGGGGTTCTATCTCGAGATCGATGACGCAGACCCGCCACCCCTGGATCTGGTGCGCGCTGTCGAGGGAGTGGATTCCAAATGTCTCGGCGGTCGCTACCCCAAGTACATCGATCACATCATCCTTGATGAGCAGGCTGCCAAGATGATGGTCGCAGGCTCATTCGAACAGATCCAGATCAGCGACGCCGACGAGCAGCGCCTCGCGCTCTCCGATCACTGCCCCATCGCTGTGCAACTGAACGTGGCTACGGCGGGCGATCTCACGCCAGCCAAGGAAGCCGAACAGCTCTTCGATGACATCCGGAACCTCGTGAAACAGACGCACGAGAAAGTGGACCAGTTGCACCAGCTGATCCCGGCGTTGAAGGAATAGATCCAAGCTCATCCTCGAAACCAGGGGCACCGCGCCCGGCGGTGCCTCTTCCAAGCGGCTTTCAGCCGCCCTGCCTCAGCCCAACGGCTTCAGCCGCCGCTCCAACGCCTCGCCGGACGCCTCGCCCTGCAGCCAGCTCAGCTGGTCGATCACGATGCGCAGGTTCTCGCGGACCGTCCACAAGCCCTTGGTCTCGACCAGGCTGCAGCCTTCGAGGTCCAGGATGCTGGTGATCTTGCCGTGCTCAATGGTGACCAGGGCGCGCTGATAGGTGGGGAAGGCGGTGGTGGGGTGGTCCTTGCCGACGCCGAAGTAGCAGTCCTCCAGCTTCTCGAAGACCTCCCAGGCCTCGTCGGTGTCGAGCATCTTGGCGTGGCGGGCGGCGCCGCGTTCGGTCCAGAGGGTTAGGTGCTTGGCTCGGGGGGAGATTTCCACAAAGCCAACATCATTGGCTTTGTGCAAGCTCTTGAATTCTCGTAGTGGTTCGCCTTCGAGCTTGAAGAAATGTTTGCCAGAAACGAATCGATCTTCGTTGTTGGCAAAGTTCATACGCAGATTCTTCGGCTCGGTGCCGTAGAGATTCGCCAGCAGTTCGGTTGTGATGACGCGAACATCTTCGTGGGTAATGACAGGCAAGCTTTCGACCGTCACGGTCTGGAAAGTGTTGGCCATGAGATGACTCCTACTGATGCGGTTGCTTTGACCGCTGCCCTGTCGCCAAACAGGGCGGCGATCCCACGCAGGGTTGGCGAACCGGCTCAGTAGGACACCGGCAGACCCGAAGGTCTCCCCACGCAGGACGCCATAGGAGACCGTCCGGGCACAAAAAAAGCGCCAGACGGATGAGGCGCTTACGCGCCTACTGATGTTCGGGTCGCCAAACCCGGCCACGGATTTTGCCGTGACGATTCGAGACTAGACCTGGATCAAAGGAACTGTCAATGGCCGCTAGGCGGATACACAGTTTGGCGGATATGCTTCGCGAGGAGCGTGTACGAGGGATGGGGAAGGATGCATTGGCGCGAATCGGAATTGCTGCCCATAGCGCTGAAGCTGATCCAGATCTGCCAGACAAATTCAACTTTAATCATAGCTAAAAGAATGCATCTATGGAAATACTATCACAATTTTTGAACTCTGCAATCGGCGCCTTTTTTGGAGGGCACGGGGCAACATATATTAATGAAAAAAAACTTAGCATGAAAAATAAAAAACTAGATTAAGTCGAGCCCGCGTGCCCGCTCAGACACTTACGGCACCCGGTTTTCGTCCCACGAAGCTGGCAACTCATGGCTCCAAGACACGCAATCAAGCACTTATCTCGCCGTACACGAAAAGCGCCAGAAGATATGGGTAAAGCTATGGCTATAAAACGCCAATGGCAGTAATTTATCACACAATACAACGCGACAAAATCATGATCGATACTATTTTATACCTCGCCATTGGATTTCCTTTAGTTGCCGGAACACTATCGCGCTTCCTTCTCTTCGATCGTGATAAATTCATTATCACAACCACGATCACCGCTAGCATTTTCTCAATGATCGGGGTTGGATATGCTTTCACCCACTACAGTAACCCTCCGCCAATTTTTGAATTTCTCGGGGGATTAATTATGATCGCGCTAATCTTTGCAGCACCATTAATAGGTATATTATTTCTCGCCAAATTGATGAAAGAAGACGGACCAATCGCGAAAGTGGCCGTAGGTTCTATCATGCTAGTGTTATTGTTTAATGGTTTCTCTTGCTCTATATCGCTCGCCAAGGAAATTTCAACTCTAGACCGCATTCCTTTTCTCATATTCCCAGCCATAGCGACAACCCTATTTTTCTGCGTGATTGGCGCAATCTACTCCGCTATTGGACCAATAGTTTCCGGCTTCACTATCTCATCCGCAATTTATGCCATTTCAATAGGAAACGGAATCGAAAGCACATTCCTTTGGAAAGATTTTTTTTCATTTTTTGAAATATCCAATATTCCGGTTCAAATTACAATCATGCTAGTCGTATCAATAATAGGGGCAACTGAAACGATAGCCTCATTAGTGGATAGATAGAGAGAAAAAAGGGAGCGGACATATTTTCCACGCGATCCGCTCCAACGTCGGCCACCCCGTTTAACAAATCGTTCAAGCCGCGCCATTGACGCAGGACCAGATAGCCCAAAAAACGGAGAGGATTTTTTAGTCTATCAAGTGCGCTCATCCTATCGTTAACGCTCAACGGAAAAGGAACGTACAGATGATCAATTTTATTATTATCGCCACGACATATTTTTTGGCTATTTCACCAAATGTAGCCGACGCACAGAACGTAGAAAATCCACCAAATAGAGATTTAAAAACATTAAATAGATCGAGGCCTCCAATGGAGTCAAAGCCCCGATATTCTTATTCAAGAAATAACATAAAACCCCAGCATCAAAAAATAAAAGAAATGGAAAAAACTCTAGAAAAACAGCGGCTTTTAATTGAACTGCAAGCAAAGAAAATTCAATCTTTAGAGCAAAAAATAGCGGCATTAAAGAAGGCGCAGCAATGAGCAAACAAACGGAAATTGATGAGCATATAAACAATTTGACAAAGGAGCTGAACGATGCCAAACAGGATTATAAAGAGAGTGTTATTACAGATAGTAACTCATGGTGGTCAACAACAAATGCCATGACAATGAGCGCTACCGTCTTAGCATTTGGCATAGCCGTCGTTGCCATTATAGCTTATCTGATACAGAAAGGCAGGGACCCTGATGAACTGTTAAGAATATTTGGCATATCATTAATAATCGTGATGGCTGTTTTCTTAGTCGTAGCCGGATACAGTGATCAGCAAATATCTCCTGTAATGGGTCTACTAGGTACCATTGCAGGTTATTTGCTTGGTAAAAGTACCAAAACGAAAAAGAAAGAAAGAGAATAGGGAGCAAACATTTTTCACGAGCAACTACTCATTCCGATCCCGCCCCACCTATTCTCCTCCGAGAAAAGGGGACGGACATCTTTTCCACGCGATCCGCTCCAACATAGACCGCCCGTTTTAACAAGGCGTTCAAGCCGCTTAGGGCCGCTCCGGCGAGGCACACAATCACACGCAACGTAACAATAAATCAGAATAACAATGACTAAAAAAACATCAGAAATTGAAAACGAAATATTGCGAACTGATAAGGTGAACAGTGAAACTCGTCGTATATTAACATTCTCTTTTGGGCTAACCATCGGCAGCATTCTCACAGCATCTATCGTGACGCTTTTAACGGAGTCAGTCGATATACCGCTTGCGCTCGCAAAAATAATTCTTTATGTCATGATTGCCACTTCATTCATAGCAGTTGTGGTGTGGATCTTTCAGGGTGTTGCTGTAAGAAAGCTGTTTGGTGTCGACTTAAAACAGTTGGGAGAACTAATAAGAGACATTGGTGTAGACATAAAAGACAGGCAACTTTCAAGAATAGGTATTAGGATAGGTGAAGGCTCGGCATATTTTATAGCTTATCAAGCCAGAATGGCTTTACTGACCATTCTCTTTATTCTGCTCGGCGAATTCCTGTTGATAGTCAACGCGGCATTTCTAGTCAAGCAAACGAAAGCCGTTGAAGCTCAGACAGACGCAATCAAATCTCAAACAGCGATACTCGAATCTCAAAAGTCACTTATTATAAAGCAAGCCGGCTTCAAGGAACTTGAGTTTGCAATACAAAAGAGCGGGCAGTTCTTTTCTGACAGAGACTACACAGAAATTAGCGCAGCAATCGATCAATGTGCAAAACTGTATCTGAGTTATGGAGGAAAGTTTGACTCTTCAAGGATTAATAAGTACTTAAATTTTTTTGAGGAGATCGCTTATTTTTGGAAGCGAGGATTTCTTTCTATTGAAACCGTTAATGAGATATTTGGGACTTATATCTTAGAGGCATACTTTTATCCTGAGATAAAAGAATATATTTCGCAATTTCGCGATAGCTACAAAACTCCTGAGTTTTTAGATGAATTTGAATCTTTAGCGCAAAAGTTGCAGCAACTCCCCGGTAGGGCAGCGCATATTGAAACAATCAGCAGCGCTTGCGCTAATAAAGTAAGGACCGGAAGGTAACTATGAAAATGCGAAACATAAGCTATTACCTAGTGATCGCCAGCTTACATAATTGCATAGCTCAGGCTGACCCACCCACTCCATTTTTTTATGATTCACCCTTGATTATTGATAATAAAGAAATATCGCTTGATGATTTATCAGTGACAATTGACCACACATACAAAAAAAAGCATTCCCCCCCTACCGATTGTGAAATAACGCTGAGCAAATGTGATCTGGACCCAAATAATACAGAGCATTGCAATACACAATGCACATTAGAAGAAAGAGATCTTGAATTTACAACGGATATATTGAGAGGCAGCGAGTTGATCGGTCTAACAGTTGGCGGTTGTCCTGAGGGCCCGCCTTGCCCTTCGACTAGCAGATGTCCTGAGGGTTCGCCTTGCCCTTCGAGTAGTGGCGAGAAGAAATGAGAAAAGGGGACGGACATATTTTCCACGATGCCGCCTCGCGAGTCATGGCGCTCTTTCCATCCCCTTTACATGCACCCCCCCTCACCGACACACCGCCTCACACGGCACCCCATCCCCGTCCCGATCCAGCCTGCTCAGTCCACAATCCGTCAGATAGTGCCGAGCCTCCGCACAGCTCGTCATCTCACCGCAGGTTCGCTTGCTGCCGCAGGCTGAGCGCGGATCCCGATTCCGCCCAACGGCATCGCCCAAGGCGCGCGGCGAGATCCCCGGAAGAAACTCGATCCCCGTGCGCTTCACCAACTCCTGATAGCTGATCGGCTTACCCATCCGGGCATCCTCGCGGTTCTCGACCCAATGGGCCCAGGCCCGGTTATCGGCTTCGTCATAGACCAGCTTGTATAGGTAATCCGGCACCCAGACTCGGCCGGGACCGATCGCCCTGTGGTTCGCGGAGAACACCGCGCCGGTGAAGACGAAGACGTCGCCCTGGGAGCGCATCACGTACTTCCTGGTCGCCTTCTCGACGTTCCGAGACCAAATGCCGCGATTCACATCGGGAACTTGCGGCGTCATGTTGGCCAACGAGAAGGACTGCGTCATGGCTTCAGGCGTCGGCATGTCCGCTGCGGGCGCCATGTGGCCACGGTCGTAGCCCGATCCTCGGTAGTCCTCCAGGCGGGCGCGGTGGGCGCTCGGCAGTCTCGCCTCTTCGTAGAACCTGTCGGACCGCTCCTCGTCTTGGGCATCGACCAGGCGCGCGCGGTTCATGCGCTCGACGACGAAGATGGGGGTCTTAGACCGCCCAGAATGCAACACGGCGAACCCGTCGAAACAAAGCTCACGGGGTTGTCCGATGTGCGTTGGGACCTGCGGCGGGGTCTTCTTGGGAAACTCGCTCAGGCAGGCATCGAATGATGCCAGGGTTGCGGCGCTGGCCGCGATCAAACAGGCGGCCAGCGATCTTCTCAGCCACTTCAATCCAACTCTCCTTACGATTCGAATCTCTGAGCGGGCATTCTAGCGAGAGCGCGGAAGGTCGAACCAGGGAGCAGGCAGCTGCCGACTGCCAAGGTTGTGTATAGACGGCAACGACAGGAATAATAGGCTTCAGCACATCCTGCGCAAGCTTATATCCGAGGAGGGAGTTTGGATTTTCTGGACGATCTTGTCGCGCTGTTCGGTATCTGGGCTCTGCTGATCGCCTCACTAGCCGGCCTTTCCTTTACCTACATCCACAGCTACAGCGACATCATATCCATAACAAAACGTCGCCGCTGGTTGAAAGACTTTCAGCTCGGGGAAGCTTATCTCAGTGCGTTGAACGCAATGCTTGCCCTGGTCACACGGTGGATTGGCGACAACGCCTATCCTCCCTCTCCGGGTCAGGGCACATCTTTGTTTTCCCGATGGTTCGGCTTCAATCCCTGGACTGCGCGGGCCTACAATCGTTGCCTGCTATTGGCCTTTCTCTACCCCCTGTTCGGAATGGTCGGCTTCTGGATCGTCCAGAGCGGCGAAGGGAAGATCGGCGATTGGATTTTCTTGCCCCAAACCGACTGGTATTGGCGATTTGCCTTGATCGCCCTCGTTGCGTTTGAAATCTTCACATATTGGCGCTTCACAGCGACTACAGGAATCCGATCGCTTATTTGGTACATTGTCGGTTTGGCTGGCATTGTCGCTGGCGCTGGCGCTTTCGCTGGCGCTGGCGCTGTCGCTATCGCTGGCGCTATCGCTGGCGCTGGCGCTGTCGCTATCGCTGGCGCTATCGCTATCGCTGGCGCTGTCGCTGTCGC